CAGACTATGTCCGATACACTTTGATTGGCTCATGCTACTCACAACGCAAATGGTTAAATGATGCGCGGTCGCACACTTTCAAGACAATCTCTGTTGATTCTCCTGATTATGAACCAGATGCCAGGTACTTGACCTATCGATTGGAAGAATCGACAAATGGAACACGTAGTTCCCGGAATGTGATTATCTCGTATGAGATGTTTGTGGCAGTTTCAAGCTTCACAAATTCTGGGCGGTATACCAGTGCCGCTAAGATGATCACTTGTCTGGCAGACACGGTTTCGTTCGCTAAGACATGCAAGCATGTTAATATCAACCGAGAGTTGGATGCCAAGTACAATATCATTTTTGAGACTTGCCGACTGTTCACTACCCACCTAGCGGAAGAACGCTTCCAAGGTGCGGTTGATTTAAACTGCCTGCGCCTGTAAGTCCGGTCGTGGCGTATGGGTACCGGTTTGGTGAGTTTCAATCGAAAATCACACCTATCAAGGATGGGGTGAAATTTCAAATTCATAATTGGAACGAACTGGACCGGCGCCCACCCATGTGCATATACATGGGATGCCACTTGACTGGTTACAAATTGCCATTTCCTGATTTGTCAGATGTGGCGACGAGTATAGCAGGCGAACTCAAGCGAGTCTGTTACAAGACTCCAACCCCGGATCCCATCATGCGTGAAAAGCTCAAATGTTTCACGCAGAAGTGGTGTAAGGATAACTTACCGCCCCTCGAGACCGATACTGATGTCAGTTTCTCTACTTGGATTCAATCCACCAAGTATACCGGTCGGCGGAAGGAAGAATTAAAACGAGTGTTTGACGATTATGATGGGTTTGTCAAGAAGCGTGATGCTGCGTGCAAAGCATTTAATAAGGCCGAGTCTTATCCTGGCTTTAAGCATGCGCGCGGAATCAATTCACGTTCTGACTTATTCAAAGTGGTTGTTGGACCCGTCTTCTCGGCGATCGAGAAGGTTCTCTTTAAGATGAAGTGGTTCATCAAGAAGATCCCGGTCAATGATCGTGCCCGTGCTGTTTATGAGCGACTTGGATCGCCTACGGCCAGGTTCTATGCAACGGATTATAGCGCGTTTGAATCTCATTTTGATCCTGACACAATGTCGGACATTGAGTTTGTACTTTATGAGTACATGTCACGTCATCTACCTGAAGGCAAAGGGTGGTTTGAAGACGTCAAGCGTGTTATCGGGGCTGCCAATAAATGCAATCGATTGCGTTACACGGCAAGCGGAGTTCGTGCTCGCATGAGCGGTGAGATGTGTACGTCTCTCGGCAATTCATTTGCCAACCTTATGGTGTTCTTATTTGTTTGCTCGGAGGCGGGCATTGAAGAAAAGGACATTGATG